CAGACCCAGAGCTAACTGCTCTTATGTCTGGTGGATTGCTACTCCGCAAGAACTTTGGCTCTTACGCATCCCCTGATAACAAGTCAGTCGGTTGGGCCGCACCTTCCGTTGGCGATGACCCATCAGGCAACGGCGTTGCTATTGAGGTTTGGTCCTTCGCAGTAAAGGATGGAAAGCGTGCAACAACACTTCCATACTTCTACTGGGTATTCCCATACGCCAAGCTTCGTCAGTCTGGCGACCGCGTAATCGAGAATGGTCTTCTAGCCAACACCTTCGAAGGTTACGGACTTGGAAACGTTCTTTTCTCAAGCGGTCTTGACGGACGTTGGGAGTGGCCTGTTGCAACAGAGCGTCCATATTCATACGCTCGTGCTTCATGGGCACCACAGGGTCTCAAGGGCTTTTATCGCTGGTTCGATGAGTCCACAAAGACTGTCACAAACAAGGCTCGTACATCAGGAGTTGTTACTTTGACAACTGGCGCAGCACATGGATTCGAAGTCGGTCAGAGCGTGACTGTTTCTGGAGTAGATGCAGACCTAAACGGCACCTACACCATCACAGCCACACCAACCACAACATCATTCCGCTACTCAAAGGCTGGAACAGATGTGACTTCAGCAGCTGTAAGCCCAGCAGGTTCAGCAGTTCGCAACCGTGGCTACCTATCAGTCTCTGACTTCGATAGCCAAGGCTCAACAACTGAGTACAACGTACCTGGCAGCGAGGAATACAACCCAGACGAGGCGATTGACTTCATCATCGCATCATCTGAGGATCCAACAGCTTAGTTAGTTGGGGCGGGCGGTGTGCCTAAAGTGTTTATGTACACGAGGCGCCCGCTCGCCCCTTTTTCTTATGTAAGGAAGGGACGGAATGAGCAATCTTTGGACAGATGTCGAAGAGCTTGGCACTTATGCTGATTCCGACTATGCCTACGAAGCGGTAAAAAACGCCTCATACATTCTCTGGGCGTTATCTGGTCGTAAATTTACTGGAACTACAACAGTTACAGAGCGTTATGTTTCTCAGTACGACCCATATCTCCGTGCTGGTGGTTCACGACTTGAATACCAGCCAGTCCTTATCAATGGACAAGTAGAAAACATTCCACAGGGTGGTTTTGGTAGAAACTCCCACCGTGATTTTCAAGGCGACGGAACTTCTTCATATAGCCGTGTGCGCCTTCGTGGACGAAAGGTAGTTCGAGTCCACAGTCTCCGTGACATGAACGGAAACATTATTGACCCTAGTACTTACTACTTGGTTGACCATTCAACTATCTATGGCTCACCAAATGCCACTTGGTCATCAGCAAACGTAGAGGTTACTTACACTTACGGAACTCCTCCCCCAATGGCTGGTAAAGCCGCAGCACGGATGCTCGCCATTGAGCTTGTAAAGCTCTATGAAGGAGATGACACCTGCGCTCTTCCGCAAAGAGTTACATCTATCTCCCGTCAAGGCGTTTCATACACAGTTCTCGACAACCAAAGCTTTATTGACGAACTGAAGACTGGCGTATACGCAGTTGATTTGTTCCTTAAGACAGCAAATCCAGATAAAGCTCGTGCTCGTTCCCGCGTCTTTAGCCCAGACCAACCTCGTGCTCGTCGCATTATCGGACACAGCCCAGCATTTGAGCTCAGCTCCTTCGACCTCTATTTCAATGGAGATGGTGGTACTCAGGTTTATTATCTCAACGAGATTGGTGGAGATTTCTTAACCGCTGATAACTCTTGGAATGTTTATGTAGTTGTCTCTAACTACACAAACACAGCAACAGAAACATTTGAGACTGCAGCTCAACTTGACACTGTTGAAGAAACAATTCGAGTAAGTCTCACTTATCCTCAGATTCTTGGTGTCCTTGGGCCTCGTGACCCAGGCACAATTGACCTATATGCATCACGACCAAGCCTTGGTAATCCAGCAGTTGATGAAGTAATAAACCTTCTAACTGGCAACGTGATCTACCAATTAGGAGACCGCGTATCACCTATAGTGATTCCGTAAAGACGAAAGAGAGATAGACAATGCCTATTGCAAATTTGACTGGCGTGGACTCAGATGCAGCCCACCTAGCAAACATGCTTCAAGAAGTTCTAAATCGTGTAATTAATGTATACAACTCTTACAGCATGCCGCTGCCATCTCGTCGGTATTATGCTTTTGGAGTTCCAGTTGTTGACTGTGAACAAGTAGTCGTTTCTCTCATCCAGATGTATGTAGGTTCTCCAGGCGACGAAGCAACAGAACCTCGTCGTTGTAATGACCCAAGAAGTGCGGTTCTCAATATCTCGGTTTCCCGCTCAGTTCCTATTTCTCAACCAAATGGTTCTGCTCCAAATGCTGATGACATTCAAGATGCCAATCAAGTTATGGCGTATGACGCATGGATTCTTATGGAAAGCGTCAAACAATTTGATGTGTGGGACCAAGGAGGATATCCAGGTCTAGGAGTCATCGCGACTGTCAATGCTGAACAGCCAGAAGGTGGTTTTGCTACTACCCAAATGACTATCACTCTGGCGGTTCCGTAATGCCTAAAAACGTAAGAGTTTATTTCTACGAACCAGCTATGGACAGGTTGTTAAAGCAACCTGGAGGTGAAGTAGGTAAGCACCTACGCAGTCGTGGTCTTCTGATTCTGGCTGGTGCTAAACGCCAAGTTGGAGTTAGAACAGGGGCACTTCGAGCCTCTATTCACATGAGACACCTTCGAGATATTCGAGGTCAATACATCAGAGTCGGCTCAAGCCTTCCATATGCAAGAGCCCACCACGAAGGAACTCGGCCTCACATCATTAGACCAAACACTGCTCAGGTGTTGAAATTTACAACAAGGGGTCAAGTCGTGTTCGCCCATCTTGTTCGTCACCCAGGAACACGACCAAATCGCTACCTCACGGACAATATGAGAAGGTTCGTGTGATAGTAAAATATAAACCAACGATGTATTACATCAGTAGTACATCAAAGACACAAGATAAGGAAAAAACATGACAAACCGATTCAAGGACTTTGGAAGCGGTGGCGAGGTCAATAAGGCACCGCTCTCTTTCAAACTTCACAATGAGGAGTTCCATTGTCGTCCCTCAATTCAGGGAAAGACTCTGCTCGACATTGTTGCTAATTCGGGAGACACATCAGGAGTTGGAGTGGCTAACACCATCAACCAATTCTTTGAAGTCTGCCTAGTACCAGAAAGTTTTACACGGTTTAATGCACTTCTAGAAAATCCTGACAAGATTGTCACGGTCGAGACCTTGGGTGAAATCACTGCATGGCTCGTAGAGGAGTATTCAAGCCGCCCTACGCAGCAGCCAGAGCCCTCAGCGAGTGGGCAGTAGATCTCTGGCCTTACGTTAACGGGAAGGCAATTGTGAGCGGGTTACGACTAGTAGAAATGGAAGCATCTGACATGTTAGATGTTATTCATTACTTCTTTGAAGAAGACATGCATGTGTCTGCTGAAGGAGAAGCTGAAGCTAAGTCAGAAGTAAGGTCCATTATCTACAGTTCCTTATACGGCTCTACTTACAAATATGCAATTAAACCTAAAGGACGCTCTTATGCAGCCGATGGTTCTAATTACCCGTCAGACGGACTCGTGGGAGAAGATTTAACACCCTTCGACCCTGAGCAAACAATTACAAAACCGTTTATTCCAGCAACCGATTTTGATGCAGAAAGTCCTTTGCCATTCGGCAGAGACTTAGACGCACCACTTGGATAAGAGAGGGGGTGGCTACGAATGGCAGTTGTAGGTGAAGCACACATTATCGTTCGTGCCATCACCAATCGAGTTCGACCAGATATTGAAAATGCTTTTAACGGCGTTCAAGACTTGGTTGGAAATATTGGAAACGATGCTGGTAATGCTTTTTCCCGAGGGATGTCCCGAGGGATGGGGCGTGGTGGTGGAGGCTTTTTAGATTCTAACTTTGCCAAATCCGCAGAAGCAGCAAGAATAAAATTTGGGAATCTAGTAACAGCTAGCTATTTCTTAGGTCCAGCAATTGCTTCAGTTGTTGGTGCAATTGGTGCTCTAGGTGCTGGATTAATTTCATTAGTTTCAGTGCTTGGAGCAGCGGCTCCATCTGCAATTGTATTTGCAGGAGCTTTAACTGCTGTAGCGCAAGCTGCAGTTGTTGCAAGAGTTGCTTTTGGTGGTGTTGCTGCTGCTTTGCAGGCTGGTCTTAAGACTCAGAAGGCAGCGATAGACAACTCACGACAGATAGAAAGAGCGGAAAAGCGTCTTCTAGAGGCTCGTGTTCGTCTACGCAGACTTATTGATGAAGAGGGTCCAGAAAGACTTGCTCAAGCGCAAGAACGAGCCCGAGATGCCACTGATTCTGCTGCTGATGCACAGATTAGTGCTCAAAGAGCTGAGCGTTCTTATCAGGATGCACAGAAGAAGACTAAAAAAGCTCTTGAAGACCTCAATGAAGCTCGTGATGAGGCTAAAGAAAAGATTCAACAGCTTCGTTTTGAAGTTGAAGGCGGTGCTATCTCCGAGAAGAAAGCTCGTCTTGAGTTCGAGAAGGCTCGTGATGCTCTCCAGCGTGTTCAAGACCTTCCACCAAACTCTCGTGCTCGTCAAGAAGCAGAGCTTGCATTCGCTGAGGCTGACCTCAACCTTCGCAAGGCTATTGACCGTAACAAGGATCTAAAGAAAGAAGAAACAGCAGCCACAAAGGCTGGTGTTGAAGGTTCTAAAGCAGTTCAGGCTGCAGTTGAGTCTTTAGACAATGCTCGAAAAGATGAAACAGAAGCTGGACAAGATGCTGCACGAGCTAATAGGGACCTAGCTAAAGCCCAAGAGGCAATGAAGAAGGCTGTTGCCGATGCTGGGCCTGGTGGAACTGTCATGCGAGACCTCTCTCGTGATATTTCTGATGCTCGTGATGCTGTTAAAGAAGCTCAAAAAGATTTAGCAGATGCTAAAAAAGGTCCTGCAGGTGCTGCAGATGCTTTTGCAGATGCAATGTCAAAACTTTCTCCTGAGGCTCAAAGGTTTGTTAAGTACCTCATTAGCATTCAAGGTGAGTTTAGAAAATTAAGAGCAGCAGCTGGTAAAGAGCTGTTCCCAAGGCTTGAGATTGCAATTCAGAACCTTGTTGACAACCTTTTCCCAAGGCTTACGCCACTTCTTGAAGGAACTGGAAAGGTTCTTGGAGAAGTTGCAATCGGGTTGTCAGAGACAATTACTGAAGCAGGAAACCTTAAAGCTCTTGAAGATGTTTGGAAGACTAACGACAGACTTATTGGTAATTTAGGAAAAGTTACAGGGAATCTCTACACAGGCTTTATAAATCTATTAGACGCTGCAGGACCGCTTATTGACAGATTTGGTGAGTGGCTTGTAACGATTACAGATACATGGGCAATGACCATGAAAGCCAAAAATGAGACTGGTGAGCTTACTGATAAATTCAATAAGGCTGGAGATGTAGCAGCTCGTATTGGTGGAATTCTAAAGAATTACTACCAAGGTTTCAAACAAATCGGTTCAGCAGTTATGGAAGGCGGAGCTGGAGAGCTTCTACTTACATATTTTGAAGATGCAAGTCAACGTTTTGAAGACTTGATGACCAACATGAACGCTGATGGTTCATTAGGTGAGTACTTCTTAAAAGCAACAGAAAATGCACTTAAAGTTCTTGACCTACTAACAAACATCGTAGCCGAAGTCCTCAAACTTGGAGACGACAGCGGTGTAGGAAGCTTTGTTGACTACCTAAACCAAGCAGTAGATGTGTTTGGAAGAATCGGAGCAAAGCTAACAGGTAGTGGTGATTCTCTAGGTAAGTTCGTTCTTAACTTTGCATTGCTCATTGAGAAGTTTACAGAGACTGGAAGCATCGACAAGTTCTTCTCGATTGTAAACAGAGCTCTAGAAATTGCTAACACAATCTTTGGCAATTCAGGCGTACAAAAAGCTTTGGGATACGCAGCAACAGTGTTTGCTGTATTCAGAGCATTTAACTTCCTGCTTAAGCCAATCAAGTTTGTTGGAAAAGCTCTTATCGGCAGCGTTCTCAAGCCATTCCAGCTTGTAAAGAAAGCAACCAGTTTCTTCGGAAATAGTAAAGACCCATTCTCTGCTCTTCGTAAAGGCTCTGGTCTAACTCGCGCTGAGTTGACCAAGCAGATGGTTGTAGATAAGCAAAAAGCTCTAGCAATGAAGGGAATCTTCATTACTGGAAAACAGGCTGCTGCATCTATTAATTTAATTCCTCCTGCCTCAAATAAAGCTAGAGCAGCAATGACTGGCTCTGCAACTGCAGCAACTCGTAAAACGATTGCCGTAAAGATGGCTGGAGCAGCCTCTCGTGTAGCCGCAGTCGGTATGAAGGTTGGCTCTGCTGCAGCCAGAGGTTTTGGTGCTGCTCTGAGCATGGTTGGAGGTCCAATCGGTGTAATTCTTCTACTTCTTCCATTCATTATTGGATTCATTAAGAAACTCTGGGAAGAGAATGAGACCTTCCGAGCAGTAGTTGAAAAAGTGATGGGAATCGTAAAGGGCCTATGGGAAGGCTTTATGAGTCTCATTGAAACTGTTTGGAACTTTGTAAAGCCAATTTTTGAGTTCATCGGAAACGCGGTAAAAACGTACATCACTACATATGTACAGGGTCTAAAACTGGCTTGGGAAGCCATTAAAACTGCAGTAATGGCTGTTTGGAACTTCCTCAAACCGATATTCCAATTTATTGGAAATGCTGTAAAGACCTACATCACTTTCTATGTAAACGCTCTAAAAACTGCTTGGGACCTCATCAAGACAGCAGTACAAAACGTTTGGGATTTCTTAAGACCAATATTTACAACAATCGGTAATGCAATTAAGAACAGCATTACTTTCTATGTTGATGCTCTTAAGAAAGCATGGGACCTGTTCAAAACTGGAGTTCAAGCTGTATGGGATTTCATCAGACCAATCTTTACAAGCATTGGAAACGGTATAAAGAACTCCATTACTTTCTTTATCAATGCAGCTAAAACAGGTTGGGACAA